CCGCTGAAGCGCTGGTGGCTCACCAAGTCCAGCAACATTCCGCAGCGGTACTGGGGCATCAGCGCCGCCGACCTGGACACCAAGGACGGTGAGTTCCACTACGGCGTCGAGAGCTGGCTCGGAGAGGTCCTGGCGGGTGACGTGATCAAGTCCATCGGCAAGATCGGCTCCACGGGCGTCGGGTTGCTGCTGGACGGCAAGCCGGGGCGCGGGAAGACCACCCACGCCGTCACGGCGCTCACCGAGTTCGTTCTCCGGCTCCCGGACGAGGATGCCGCGATGGCGCACCTCCTGGGCGCTAAGCCTGCCGACCTGGGCTTCAAGTTCCGCGCGGTGCACTACCTGACCATGAACGAGCTGCTAACCAAGAAAAAGGCAGCCTTCGACGCCGACCCGGACGAGCGCCGCGAGCTTCACGCCGAGATGGAGGGTTTCCATGGTCGTTCGACCATCGACAGCCTGAACGTGCGCGTTCTCGTGCTGGACGACCTCGGCAAGGAGTACGGCAGCAAGTACGACGACTTCTCCTTCGATGACGTGGTCCGCGCTCGCTACGACAAGGGTCTGCCCACCATCATCACCACGAATACCCCGCGCGAGGCGTGGGGCACCGCTTACTCTGAAGCAATGGGAAGTTTCGCCCACGAAGCGTTCCGCAGAGTCAAGCTCGATGGAATCGACCTTCGGAAGGGGCGGTGATGAAGGGTACGAGCATGGCAGCATCCCGCTGGCGGACAATCCGGGTCTTCCTGGACGACAACGGTGTGGATGAGGTGGACTGGGACCTGGACAACCAGGACAGCCTGCGGTGCACCTGCGCGCAGTTCCAGCGCAACGTGGACCGCCCCGGGATCACGCGCAAGTGCAAGCACATCACCTTCCTGCTTCGCGAGGCGAAGGAGACCTCGGACGGCAAGTTCCGAATCCGGCTCGACAAGGACATCCCCGACGAGGTCGCCTACAAGGCACTCCGCGAGGATACCGCCGCCTTCCGCGACCTGGTCATCCGCCACAGCACGCCGGTCCTGCTCTGATGCAGGGCGGTGACATCGCCGCCGAGACTCCCCCGCGGATCATCGTCGGCATCGACGTGGTCGTCCAGTCCGAGGTCATCGAGGAGCGCGCCAAGCTCGCCCGCTGGAAGACCGAGCAGAAGCGCTATATCTCGTCCTACAACTGGGCGGCGCTCTCCGCCATCTGGAACAAGAGCTTCCGCTACGGACTGTCGGTCGAACTGGCAGCCAGCCGGGCGGAGCACTGGACCCAGGACCACCTCCTACAGATCATGGAGCGCCTCGACTCCCGCGGGGGCAACCCGTTCAACGAGGCAAACCTGTACGACTCGCTCGAAGACTTCATCGCCGAGCTTCCCTACCGGGTGAACCTGAAGGGCGTCGTGGACCTCCGCGGTCGCGTCGCCTTCTACGGCTCCTGGGGGATCGAACTCGACAACCTGAACTAGGACACCCTTACATGGCACACGACAACGAATACCGGTTGATCAGCAAGATCATCGAGACCCGCACCTGGACCCCCATCGCCGAAGCCGGGGTGAAGTCCGACTGGATCGTGGACGATGATCTGCGCAGCGTCTTCTCCTTCATCCGGGACCACTACGGCACCTACTCCGAGGTTCCCTCCTACACCACGGTCAAGGACAACTTCCCGAACTTCCAGGCACTGAAGGTCACCGACACCATCGACTACCTGATCGATCAGGCGGTGGCGTTCCGGCGCAAGAGCCTGACGATGAAGGGCGCGTCCACGCTGGTCGAGACCCTCCAGAAGGGCGACTACGAAGCCGCGCTCCGGGAGATGTCCAACACGGTCACCGAGGTCAACGCGCAGGGCGTCCAGGGCACCACGCACCTCGACCTGACCGGCGACCCGGACGCCCGATTCCAGGAGTACCTCAACCTCCAGAACAGCGTCTTCCTCGGCATCCCGACCGGCTTCGAGAAGATCGATGAGGCGACCGCGGGTCTCCAGGGCGGTCAGCTCGTCACCGTCATCGCCCCGCCGAAGACCGGTAAGAGCCAGATCGCGCTCCAGACCGCCATCAACGTGCACCAGGCGGGCAAGGTGCCGATGTTCCAGTCCTTCGAGATGAACAACCACGAGCAGTCGCAGCGCCACGACGCGATGCGCGCTCACGTCAGCCACGGACGCCTCCGCCGCGGAAAGCTCAACTCCGCCGAGGAGCAGCGCTACAAGGACCTGCTCGCCCAGATGAAGAACGAGCACCCGTTCCACATGGTCGATGCGGTCGGCGGCATGACCATCGACGCCCTCGTGGCGAAGGCGGAGCAACTGAAGCCGGACATCCTGTTCGTGGACGGTGTCTACCTCATGCTCGACCAGGTGACCGGCGAGGCGAACACCCCGCAGGCGATCACCAACATCACCCGCGGGCTGAAGCGCGTCGCGCAGCGCCTGGACATCCCGGTCGTCATCACCACCCAGACCCTGCTCTGGAAGATGAAGGGCAACAAGGTCTCCGCCGACAGCATCGGCTACTCGTCCTCGTTCTTCCAGGACTCCGACGTGATCCTCGGTCTGGAGCCGGTGGAGGAGGACGACCAGGTCCGCCTCCTGAAGATCGTCCAGTCCCGCAACAGCCCGCCCTCGGAGACCTCGATCACGTGGAGCTGGGACACTGGCTGCTTCCACGACGAGAGCAAGCAGCAGACCTGCAAGTTCTGCGTGCCGTTCGGTGGTGCCTCGGGAGGTGCTCCGACCCCATGATCGTGGACTACGAAGAGGTGCTCGACCACCTCGGCATCGACTACGAAGTGCGCGGCGTGGAGGCTCTCGGGCTGTGCCCGATGCACTTCCAGCGAACCGGCAAGGAGGACCACTCGCCGTCCTGGTCGATCAACATCGAGACCGGGCAGCACATGTGCTTCTCCTGCCACTACAAGGGCAGCCTCCTGACCCTCGTCGCGGACGTGAACGGGTTCTACCTGCCCGAGGTCTGGGGCGTCAAGGAGAAGGAGCCGACCCGCGACTACGCCGCCGCCGAGGCGTGGCTGGCGAACATGACCGAGGTCTCGCCGGACCGGCTCATGCAGGCGCTCCAGCGCATCCCCGGGCACGTGGTGGAGCTTCCCCCGCCGCCTCCTATGAACGAGGCGCGCCTGGCGCTGTTCACGGCTCCGCCCGAGGACCAGCTCGAAAAGCGCCGGATCAGCCTGGAAGCAGCGACCGACTACGAGATTCTCTGGGACCCGAAGTCGTTCTCGTGGATTCTCGTGATCCGAGAGCCGGAGGGCAAGCTCCTCGGCTGGCAGGAGAAGGGGACCGTCGAGCGCACGTTCAAGAACCGCCCGCCCGGCATCTCGAAGAACAAGACCCTGTTCGGCTACCGGAACCTCCGGGAGGACATCGTCTACCTGGTGGAGTCGCCTATCGACTGCGCCCGGCTGCACACCGCTGGCTTCCCTGGCGCTGTGGCGATCTGCGGCTCCTCCATGAGCGAAGCACAGGTCAAGCTGATCCGCGGTGCCAACCGGGTGATCGCCGCGTTCGACCACGACGACGCAGGCAAGAAGGCGAGCGGTGAGTTGCACGGTCTCGCGCTGAAGTACGGGCTGAACCTGAGCTACTTCAACTACGGCGACTCCGGAGCCAAGGACCCGGGTGACCTGGACGACGAGCAGCTCGCCTGGGGGATCGAGCACGCCAAGAGCTTCCTCTTCGGAGAAGCATCCTATGTTTAGTGGAACCCTGCTCCCGTATCAGGTTGACGACGTGGACGCCATGGTCGCCGACCGGACGAAGCTCGTCGCCTACGAGATGGGCTTGGGCAAGACCCCGATGACCATCGCCGCGGTCGAGAAGCTTCGTGATGCGGGGCGGGTTCGGATGCCCACGCTGGTCATCGTGCTCTCCAGCCTGAAGTACCAGTGGCAGTCGGAGGTGTACAAGTTCACCGACCGCGACGCCATCGTCATCAACGGCACACCTTCTCAGCGCAAGGCGCAGTGGGAGAAGGCGCAGTGGTACGAGTACGTCGTCCTGTCCTACAACACGGTGGTCTCCGACGCCAAGACGCTGAAGACGTTCAAGTTCGACGCCGTCGTCCTCGATGAGGCGACCGCGATCAAGAGCTTCACCTCCGCCCGAGCACGCGCCGTCAAGTCGCTCGCCCGCCGCTGCGGTGTGCGCTACGCGCTGACCGGCACCCCGATGGAGAACGGGAAGCCGGAAGAGGTCTACTCGATCATGCAGTTCGTGGACGAGACCGTCCTCGGGCGCTTCGACCACTTCGATGAGCAGTTCATCGTCCGCAACTCCTACGGCGGAGTGAAGTACTACACCCGCCTCCCCCAGCTCCAGCGCCGGTTATCCACAGCCATCGTGCGCAAGCGCCAAGAGGACCCGGATGTCGCTCCGTACCTGCCGGATACCGTGCACCGTGATCCGCTGCTGGTGACGATGGACCGGAAGACCCAGAAGCTCTACAACGTCATCGCCAAGGACCTCATGGAGATTCTGATCGAGATGGCGGACCTCAGCGGAGGAGCCTGGTTCGATGTCGCTGCGCTGTACGGCGAGTCGAGCGCCTGGCAGGACCCGAATGACCCGCTGCTCCAGCTCCGTGGTCGCGCCATGGCGTGCGTCACCGCGATGCTGATGCTGGTGGCTCACCCCAACCTGCTGCGCCTGAGCGCTGAGAGCTTCGTCAACAGGTCCGGGCACGGCAGCGCCTACGCCGCCAACCTTCTGGAACTCGGGCACCTGAACGACCTTCCGGGCGCTCCGAAGTACGACGCTGCGGTGAAGTTCCTACGAGAGCACCTGGACATCGATCCGTCCTACAAGGGCGTCGTGTTCACCCGCAACCCGTGGCTGGCGCAGCATCTAGCCGATGAAATGACCGCGAAGGGCTACAAGAGCCTGGTCTACACCGGGGAGATGTCCGCGAAGCAGAAGCACGCCGCCAAGACGACGTTCCAGGAGTCCAAGCGCGTCCGGCTGCTCATCAGCACCGACGCGGGCGGTTACGGCGTCGATCTTCCCCAGGCGAACCTCCTGCTCAACTACGACCAGCCCTGGCAGGCAGGTCTGAGCGTGCAGCGCAACTCCCGCGTCAAGCGCGCGTCCTCGCAGTGGAAGACCGTCACCATCCAGGACATTCTCAGCCGGAACAGCATCGAGGAGCACCAGCACGCGATGTTGCAGCAGAAGACCCGCGTGTCGAAAGCGGTAATCGACGGCACCGGCATAAACTCAGCGGGAGGCGTTGATCTGAACGCCGGGAGCCTGCTCCAGTTCATCCAGTCCAAGGCAGCCTAGGAGACCCCGTGGTACGAGTCCTCGACACCGCCAGAGCGGTCACCACCCCCAGCGAGGGGAAGCTGGCACTCAACGAGTACCTCCTGCTGAAGAAGGAGGTCGCGGAGAAGGACAAGCGCCTCAAAGAGCTGTACCCGACCGTCATGGCGTACCTGGACACCGATTCCTACGAGGACGGCAAGGGAAACCGCGTCCATGACCTCGACGCCCCCATCGCCGGATTCAGCCGGGTGGAGAAGGTCCTGCGGACCTCACGCCCGCTGGACGCTGACGTGGCGGAGGAGCTGCTCAACAGCAAGGGTCTCCGCGACGAGGCGTACGAGATGGTCGAGGTGCTCAACGAGCAGAAGATCATGGAGCTGCTCCAGGACGGGAAGCTGACTGCCGAAGAGGTGGACGCGATGTTCCCTGTCAAGGAGTCCTACGCCCTAACTCCTAAGAAGTAGCCGTGGTCGGCATTCGCAGCGACGAGGACATCCTCCGCGCCTTCGAGGGGCTGGAGAAGCTCCCTGGATCGAAGAAAGCACGTCGAGCCGACACCCCGGTCGCAGAAAAGCGCCGGGCGAAGGCGTTCGGTGAGTCGAACGGCTGGGACTCGAACCCCATCATCAAGACCCTCCACGGTGAGGAGACTGAGGTCTTCACGGTGTCTGCGCTCGCGCACGCACTGGAGAAGAAGATCGTCACGATCCGCCTGTGGGAGAGCAAGGGCTACATCCCCGCAGCCCCGTACAGACTTCGCTCGAAGAGCCTCAACGGCACGAAAGTGGCTGGGAACCGCGTCTACACGCGGGAACTGGTCGAAATCGCCATCGAGGAGTTCGCTTCGCGCGATTTGCTCGGAACCGCTCGCGTAGAGTGGTCCCGGCACGGCGACCTGACAGAAGCGATCACTCGCAGATGGCGGGCAGCCGTTTCCCGCTGAATGGACCCAGCGGAACGAAAAGCACCACCCTACCAACCTTCCTCTACCGAAAGTAACTGCCTCATGATCACCCCCACCCAGAACGCCAGCACCTACCTCGATGACGACGCTCCCGAAACGGAGCCGGAGTTCGCCGAGGACGACGCTGACGCCCAGCCCAAGCACGGCACCTCCGTCCAGTCCGGATGGGGAGCGGCGCAGAAGGCGCTGGAGAAGAAGGACGGCGACTACCCCACGGACTTCAAGTTCGAGGAGCAGGCTCGCGTCGTCCGCTTCCTGGAGAACGAGCCGTTCTCCGTGTACTACCAGCACTGGATCGAGCGTGCCAAGGGCAAGCGCTCCTTCGTCTGCCTCGGCGAGGAGGAGTGCCCGCTCTGCAACATGGTCGGCGACAAGCCGCGCGCCCGCCTGGCGTTCAACGTCCTGGTGGTCTCCGACGAGAAGCCCACGGTTCAGATTCTGACCGCTGCCCCGACGCTGGCTCGCCAGCTCCAGGCGGCGAACGAGGACGCCCGTCGTGGTCCGCTCACGCGGCACTACTGGGCAGTCGCCCGCCTCGGCACCGGCAGCAAGACCACGTTTTCCCTCGAACGTGTGAAGGCTGCCGACCTCGCCGAGGACTGGGAAATCGACCCGAACGCGGTGGAGGAGCTGGCAGCCTCGGCTGAGAAGCACGACACCAAGGCGATCTACGTGTCGCCGAAGAGCGAGCTGGTCGATGTGGCGAAGGAAGTCCTTCGCGCAGGCGAGTAACACTCGCTGACTCGGAGCGGGAGTGGCTGAAGGGCTGCTCCCGCTCCTTCATCTCTGCCTATCTGCCGACCTACCGAGGGACTTCCCCACATGCCGTACAGCATTGACGACTACAACGTCATCACCACCCAAGCTCAGCTCGATGAGTTCGTAGGACGCTACTCCCGAGTCTCCGCGTTCACCTACGACGTAGAGACCATCGGCGAGGACCGCCTCTACCCCAAGATCAACAACGTCTGCTGGATCGGGTTCGCCTCCGACCATCCCGACACGGGGGAGGTCATGGTGGACGTGATCCCGATGGGACACCCCAACGGCGAGTTCCTGCACTGGAACAAACCGCTGCTGAAGTCCGGAGAAGCCCG